AACAATACGTAGTGTAAGATGACAGCCGCCGCCGTTGTGGTTTTACCAGACTGTCGTGCAGTTAATACAGCAACACGTCTGCTATCAGAAATCTTCTGTACAATTTCTTTTTGATAACCATACATTTCAAAGGGAACCAAGCCCTTATCAACGTGAATAATTTTGATATAAGTCTTCGCAAAGTATACAGGGTCTTTGGCGCACTTCATAAACTCTTTAAGAAGTTCTGGTGTCCATTCTACTTCTTCTGATACTTTCTTGAGATGTACATTCCCTAAATAACCATCACCCATTCTCATTCTCTTTCAGCATTTTCAACAAATCAGCGGTAGAAACAATCAGGTTGTTATTAGTAACATTTGTTTGGGCATTTTCTCTAGGTCCCATGATTTCTTCTTTTGCAAATTTCTTCTTGGTTGACACGTCAGCAAAATCTTTGTTGGCGTCAAGTAAGGTCTTCATTAATGTTGACACAACCTCAAAGCCCCTAGCAGACTCTGATTGTTTGGCAATTTCTAACATCTCTCGTACTGCTTCATTACCCAGATCGATAACGCCCTCAATATTCTCACGTACTTTAGTGAGGTCGTTAAGGTTCTCATCGTCAATAGGCAATTCATGTTCAATTACCATAGATGTATCTTCATCGACTTCAACAGGAAGTGTTTCTTGTTCGAATTCTTCTTCCCTAACCTCTGATAGCGGTCTAAGACCAAGGTTTTCAGCTATCTTATCATTCATATTATTCACTCACTATTGTTTTAATAATACCCCAGTCATCATCGAACTCAATTTGTTGATATGGTATCGAGTCGAAGGTTGGTGGTGATATAGTCACGGTTGGCACTGTCCTATAACCTAGTCCAGAATCTGTAACTGTAATAGCCGAAACATCACCATTAGATGCGATTACAGCGGTTGCAGTGGCGGTAGTAGCAGTTGGTGCTGACACAGTTACTATTGCATCAGTATCATAGAATTTACCTATGCTATTTATTGACAGCTTTGTAATAGAGCCATTAACTAAAACAGCGGTTGCAACTACCGCAAAGCTCGACGCAACATCATCTGGTGCATCGAATGTAATTGTAGGTGTATCACCTGTATATCCAAGACCACCATCTGTAACTGTCATTGCAGTTATCTCGCCGTTAACGACTGTAGCTGTGGCTGTTGGAAGTGTCTTATTAAAGTCAGACGTAAAAATATCACCACTATTAGCTGAGGTGGGTACTGTATAAGTCGAGCCATCAGTACCAACCAACTGAGCTTGCGTTTCAAAGGTAACGTTATCTATAATACCAACAAAGCCTCTGTTAGCCCCATCAAATACAGATTCATTACCTTGCGCATCACCAACTTTATATGTATGATTTGGTAAAGCAACATTACCAGCACCGCGTGTGACCGTCGTGCCTTTCACACCATTGACGTTAAGTCTGATGTCTCCACCAGAATGCTCTAGTTCAACATGGTTCCATTGATTGACTACCACATTAGTGTCAGATGTTACGACTGGTTGTGAACCATATTGGAAACCAATTTCCCCTGTGGTGTTCATATATATTTTTGTAAATGGTGCGAATAGTATTGAATATGGATTGCCGACAGTAAGTTCAGTTGGATAAATCCAGAATTGTACTTTGTATCCAGTATTGGAACTAAAGAAGCCAGTAAAGGTATGTAGTAATGTGGTCGTAACTTCATCAGTAGGCAATGCATCATCACCAAACTTAAATATAGAAGAAACGTTTGGTGGTGGTGAAATGCTGAATGTTGGCGTGTTATAGAAACTGCCCACATTAGTAATATCTATTGCACTAATCGAGTCTCCTGTTACGGTAACCGTTCCTGTAGCAGTTATTGGTGATGCATCTGGTAAACTAAAGCTAATTGTTGGCGGTGTAGAGAAGTAACCACCACCGTTTAGAATATTGATACCACTCAAAGAACCATTTGCCATTGTAGCAGTAATAGATGCATTGGCTGTATTGGGTGGTGATATGGTTACAGTAGTATTAGCGTCATATTGTTCACCATCATTCAAAACATCAATAGATGGTATCGTACCGTTGACAAGGTTAGCCCTTGCCGTAGCTTGTTGACCTTCCGTGGTTATAGGTTGACCGTTTGCACTAAGACCTGGTTTTACATCTACACCTTCTATGAATGGAGCGTTAAGATCAGTACCGTTAAACAAATCCATGTCAACAAACTTAATTACCTTCTTAGTCTTCTGAGGTCCGAAATAATGTCCCTTGAGTGTGAAGGTTAGTGTATATAGGATTGATTGTCTTTCTTCAAACGTACCTTCATACAAGTCCTCAGTTGTCACACTGTTTAATACGATTGGAATATCAACAGGATCGTGATCTGGTATCATCTTAGCTGTCACAGTCCAATCAGGTGTGAAAAAGGGAAGAATTTGCTCCATAATCTTAGTAGCATCCTCAGAATACTTTGTCATGATGTACAATGAGAAATCAAGATTATATGGAACGCCAGAGTACATATATTCTCTTTGGTTGGTATTTTCATCTGCCACTGGCTTCAGCACCTTACGTGTTGTAGCTATTTTTCTTGTAGGATCGTATACAATGTTGTTAATCTCAAAAGACATTCTTGGAAGCGTCATAGCTGGACGTGTGCTGTTTAGTAGATCAGGATCAGCCGCAACTCTTGCTAAAATCTTTTGGAATGGAGCGTATGACAAAGGAACAATCATTTCTTGTTGCAAAGCCCCAGCAGCGGTTCTTCTCTCAATCTTTAATTGATTGAAAAGTGTTCCAAATATCGCCACATACTTTCTAGTAGTCGAGTTGTAAAAGTGGTTTGCAATTGCCATGTTTATAAATCCTGTATGCTAATATTTTCACTGAATGGGTCTAGCTCAGAGAAGTCTAAAATGTCATCAGCTTGTTGTTCGAATGCTAAGTTGTCAGCAAGAGGATCAACAGCGGTCAAAGTTGTAAGTGTGTTTACTGTATTAGCCGTAGTATCAATATCGTCAAAGAAGTGATCAATATCATAATAGCCTGTGTCGAATTGCTCACCAGAGTATTCCATAAGCTCACAGCGCATATCGTAAACCTGTAGCGCACCACTTTGATAGAACACGCTTTCGTGTTCAACGTGTTGAATTTTGTACAGCTTATTGTTTAGAGGCATAAAGATAACTTCGCCAGCAAGAGGTCTTATTCTCTTGTCGTTTTCGCGTGTTACAAATCTCTCGAAAGTTCTAATAGCAACAGTAAATGTAATAGAGTCACGAATTTGAAGACCAAACTTACTCAAGAAGTCGCCTTCACCCTCAAACCCATCTACGTTCTTAATATAAACTTCGAAATCGTAATAAGCATCGAATGTAGGAATATCATCCTCATTCAGCAATGGATCAATATTAGCGTTATTTCTCGAAACGTATTTTACGTCAACGCCATACATCTGGATTGACTCGATAACTAAGTCATCGATCAGGTTCTGTTCGTAGCTATTTGTCGTATTTCTGAAAAATGCATTAGTTGCCATATCTTATCCAATAAAATTGTATGTTAGCGGTTGGTAGGCACGAATTGCTTCTTCTTCCATGCGCTCACGGTCAGCCCTAGCCTCTGCTAAAATTTGTTCCCCATTAAATTGTACCCCACCAACTAACTGCATCTGAGTAAATTTAGTTAGGTTTAAACCCCATTGTTCACGTACAAGTACAGCCGCATAGTTCTGCAACCAACGATCACCCCAAACATCTGCGTATTCATCAGGATTAACGACGTCGTATGCTTCGATAACAATATAATTACCCACAACCCAAGATTTGTTATCTGTGTCGATGTGTAGTTTGTTTACGTGTTTGTTATAGCGGATCATTTGTTTTCCGACTAAGATTTCATTCATAAACTCAATATGTTGCATAGTCATGTAATAGTTCTGCATGCTGTAACTAGTCATATCTTGAATGTTATTCAAAACAAATTGATAGTTGACGTTAAACATGCCTGTTCCAGTTGAAATGCTTGTATCCATATCGAATATCTTAGAGATACCTAACAATCCTTGTGGTAATGGAATATACCCATTTTCTTTATCTGCTTCTGTGATCTGGTGCTTTAGATAAACCATCTGCGAACCATTGTAGTGATAATCTCTCCAAAAAGAAACCGCTTCATCTACACGATCTTCGACTTGCTCATCTGCAACATTGATGTCAATTACAGGTGCGCCTATTTTTCTTAGGATATAGTCTTTAAAGTCTTCTTTTGATGTTGGTTGTGCCATTATGCTAACTCACCTTTAATGATTACTTTAATATAGCCAGAGTTTGGAAATGTTTCGATCTGACCATTATTGTAAGTAACTTGGAATTCTGCGTTGTGGATACCTGTGTTGGAGGTATCACCTGTCTGCCAAGTATATGCAACAATACCCTTTGCTGAGTTAACAATAGTTCCTGTACCCAGTTCAACCACATTGACGCCAGCATCAGTTGACATATTAAATGCGATAGACGCCGCTTCCGTCATAGGCTTAGCACGTCCAGACGAACTTGTTAGGACTACTTCTAGGGATGGTGCAGTATCGTTTTGCTTGATGTAGAAGTTATCCGACATGTGTTTTCTCCGTTTACTTTTATTTATCTAAAAAGTTATTATCTGATTATAACAAAATTTTCGCCATTATTGCGTATCTTCACACCATTTGGCTGTTGTTTTATAGTTACTTGGTTGTTTTGTGTATCTTGTAGTCTAATACCGTTTGTTAAGTTTGGTCTACTTTTGTTTAATAACGTATAATTAACCACTTTGGACTGTACAGCATATGAAAAAGCACCTGTAGTCTGACCCAATGAGAACTGAGCCATAGTACCAGAGAACTCAATTGGAAATATGTTATCAAAACTACCTACGATGGGGTTAAAGGCTGTAGCAGAGCCAGTAAATTCTATAGAAAGGTTAGCAGATTCGCCATATCCTTGACGCCCAAACTCAATACGACCACTTTGGTTTAAATCAAATTCTATTGTGCCATTGAATTCACCGTAAATAGTTGGCGTTTCAACACCAGCGGTAAGAAAAAAGTCTACAGTGTTATTAGCGTTAGCATGAACAGGAGTAAACACGTCAGATGTAAATGCTACATCGAACGTGCCATTAGCTTGACCGACAAGGACTGAAAAGCCCCCACCGAAAAAGGTATAGTCTATACTCCCTGTAAATGTGCCGTTAGACATTTAGAACGTCCTTTATGCACCACCAGCAGTAATTGTAAATGTAGTAATAGTGATTTGTTGACCAATTGCGATGTTTGTGTTGTCGAGTTGCATATCTCCACCAGCACCAGATGCTGAAATAGAACCTTGCAAGTGACATACGTTACCATCAGATTGGTGTACTCTAAAGTAACCAGCAGTACCAGAAGCATCCGCTGAAAGGTCTTGCCAACTACCTGATAACTGCATTACGCCATTATTTGGTGTTGAAAGCCAATCTGCTGGCAAAATCATAGTTGCTACGATAACACCTGTATTTGCACTTGGACACTCAGTTGGCGCTGATCCTGTAGCAATCGTAAGAATTGGATTTGCGCCAATTGCTGTTTCGATTGCTTGGAGTGTGCCATTTCTTGTTTGGGGGGATAACTGAAAAGCCATCTTTTTCTCCTTTGTTGCATTATTTCTTTATATTTATAAAAAA